TTAACTGGACATCGTAATAACGAATTTTCAAATCAATTGTAGTTAGTTTCTCATCGGCATCTAGATGCCTCTGTATGGCGTCTTTCTCTCTAACTTTATAGTCAAATGGTTCCCTTTCGTAAACCTCTGTAGGTGCCTTTCCAGTATAGTAGTTATATCTTTCAAGTTTTACCTTCCTATAAGAGTCTCTTGCTTTTTCTCTAAGAAGTGTAAGTGTATTGTAAATTGTATAATACTTAGAATGAAGTTGTGGTATTTTTAATGACTCATCATGTAAGTTATCAGGATCAATAACAGAATCTTTCTGCCACATCTCCTGAATTTTGTCAAGGTCCATCATAAGCGAGTTCTATTGTCCTGATCAAGGATATTATATACAGTATACTTGAATGTTGCCTGTGCTGTAAAGTATTGGATATCCGTAACGGACGTATCAAAATCAAGAGAAGTTAAACTGACAGGGAACAAATTTAAAAACTTAACAATAGTGTTTGCTCTATAATTACTGTTCAAGATAGTAAGAGAACCATCACTGAACTGCTCCTCCATGTCTTCAATACCATCAGAATTTAATATAAAGTTTTTAAAATCTTGTGTGCTTTCAGGAAACCCAAGACCAGTCAACCAGTTGTGAATTGCCATGTAATTTGACATATCCTCATCTACCAAGAATCTTAGTGTAAGATCTCCATAAGTCAACTTCTCACCTGGGATGTCAAGATCCTTCAGATAAGTTGGTTGCTTTGCTACTCCCAGACTAATTTCTGGAATCTTAGCACTCGTACAAAAGAAAGATACCTTTGGTTCCTTTGCAAGTGAAAAATTAAATCCTGCAGGAGAAAGGAAATTTCTGTTTTGTATCTGATTTCTAAATTGTGAATTGGTCATAATAATTACTTACCTTCTAAGGTCTTTGATACGAGAATACAGTGTTCTTTTTCCGTATTGTGTTGGAGTTAAATTTTGATCACCAGTCACATCTCTAGCAGTTTGTCTCATCAAATCAAAACTAGTGCTGTTATTTACTCTTCCAGCAGCACCAAAATCTCCAGTATCTCTTACCGGTGCATTTGTAATTCTAGTATTAGTGCCTTGTGGTTTTTGAGTAAATTGCACTTGTGTGCCAAACCTTATGGATGGAGTCCCTTCCCACGTTCCTTTAGGAATTTCTCCCGTCTTATATTTGTAAGGAACCGCTACACCCCGTGTAGAACCAGTAAATGGAGTTCCATCGGCAGTTCTTTGAACTTTATCTTTACCAGTATTATATCCCTGAGATGTAGTATCTCCAGGACCGTAAGAACTTGTCTTTACAGGTCTCCAACCATATCTTGCTGCTTCATCTGGTGTGTGAGAGCGTTGAGTGAATTCTCCAGTAGTTTTGTTTAATACACCTGGTTTATAATTTTTATACGCCAGAACTTTTGTATCTTGAGGAACTGGTTTTGGAGTTGGTGATGCTTTTTTACTTTTAAAAAAATTTAAAAATTCTTTGAGAGTTTTTTTCTCGGGAAGATTTTTATGTTTTGTTTTAGCAAAATCTTTTACATCACTTTTCTTCATCGTCGCTGCCAACTTTGCAACTTCAGGAGTAGTTGGTGTCATTTCACCTTTCTGAACAGCACGAACTATCCCAAATAATCTTTGTTGTGACTTAGAGAGTGCTGGCATATTGCTAAAACCTTATACTATATTTAGACAAAAAAAGAGGGTCCGAAGACCCTCCAGATAATATGTGAACCGTGATCACATGAGGTTTTGAACCTTGACGCGACGATAGTAGCGGTTGGTGTTCTGGGTAAGAGCACCTGCGCCAACGGTTGTACCCTGAGCGAATGGGTTGGCAACCATGCCGTAACGAGTCTTGAAGCCGATCTTGGGCTGGAAGGTGTCCTGACCAACGGCACGAACCATCTGAAGAGGAACGTATGGGCAGTAGAAGAGACCAGCGTCATATGGGGAAGCACCCTTGTAACCAGCAACGTAGTACTGATCAGCGGCGTTGTTAGCACCATATGGATCGATGTAAACGCGATACTTACCAGCAAGAACACCAGCGAAGGTGTTACCAGTATCATCAACGTTCAGGTTGGCGTTAAGGGCAGGGGTGTAATCGAGTACACCAGCCATGGTCAGTGCGGAAGCAACGTCAGCAGAGCACATGATCATGTTACCCTTGCCTCTACGAGTGCGCTGGGCAATCGCGTTGGCGTCTCTTTCGATCTGGAAGATCAGACCCTTGAACTTCTCAACACTCCAGCGACCGTTGGAGTCAACGTCGAGGTCAAAAGCACCGGATGTTGCAACGTTGGTGGAAGCACCTTGCTCAGCAACACGATAGATGGTTCTGATGACTTCGCGGTTGATTTCCGCAAGGATTTCAGTGGAGAGAATGTTAGCCAGTTCGGCTTCAGCATTCAGACCGTGGATTGCCTTGAGGTCCTGGGCGAGTTCCAGGGAGTATTCTGCTTTCAGAGCACGGCTCTTAGCAGTAACGGTGACCTTCTCGATCGAGAATGCCATTTCGTTGAAGGTATCGGAAGTGCTGCTTCCAAGATCTTCAGCGTCGTCTGTACGCATACCCTGACCAACAGAGTATGTAGAACCGTTGATACCCGAGGTTGGGTTCAGAGCGGCAGGGTTAGAACCAGACTGACCAGTTGTACCCATACCAACGTTACCAGCGGTGAATCCGTTGGTGAGGTTGACAGAGTTGTTCTGACCAGCGAATGCGGTATCTGCTTCGTCGAACAGGGCTTCGGTTCCGTCCTGAGTCTTGTAGCGGGAACGCATCGCGAAGATCAGTCCAGTAGGACCGGTCATTGGTTGTACGCCAGCGAGGTCATAAGCGACCAGGTTAGGCATAGAGCGTCTGATCAGTGAGATCAGAACAGGGTCGAAACCAGCAACGGTTTGACCACCGGAGGAAGTGAAACCTCCGTTACCAACAGCGTTGGTTGGAGCTTCGGAGAGGAAAGCACTTTCCTCACGAAGAGCGATTTCTTGGTTTTCCAGGAGTTGAGCGGTAACTGCTCTACGATGATTGTCCTTGATGTTATCAAGACCTTCGTAGTCCAGAAGGGGTGCCCACTTCTCCTGCAGTACCTCGTTAGAAGGCATTTGCATTTGAATTGTACCTCGTTTTAAAAAGTTAGTTTGAACTATAATTTAAAAATCACTTTTTAGCGACCCGACCAAGAGTCTGCATGTAGGATTCCATAAGTGGAGAGACGGATACCGACTCTACAGCAGCGGTTCCTTCAGAGATAGTCTCAGTATGATCTCTTTGAGTGCTAGTTTCCTCTGGGAAGTAAGAACCTCTCAGGGTTACAAGCTTCTCACGATAGTTTGTCTCACTTTCAAACTCAACATTTTCAGCGAGAGAAGCGAACTTATCCTTTTGGGTCTCAGCGAGTCCCTCGGCAACTTCTGCGAAAATTACGTCAGAAGTGGATTCGGCTAATCTACGATTAAGAGCAACATTGCGATCAATCTGCTCGTTGAGTTTAGACTCCATTTCATCTAATTTATCTACCATGCTTTCAAGCACATCATATCTATCTTCAGGGATGGTTACATAATGTTCTTCAAAAAGGGTTTTCATACCCTCAAGGAAAGATTCAGTCATCTCGGTCTTGAGACCAGTTTCGACTTGAAGTGCATTCTCTTGAACCCACTCGTCGGCAACATACTCAAGATAACCGTCGATGCGATCTTCCAGTGCTTCTTTGATGTTTTGAACTTCTTCTATGAGTGCCTGCTCGTAAGCAGTCTCAAGATTTTCTCTGATCTCGGAAACTTTCGTCTTAATAGCAGCTTCGAAAATGGTGCGTGCTTTTTCTTGGAACTCTTCAGAGAGTTCTTCACCCTCAAGCAGAGCCTGAACATCGCCTTCGATGTCAATCTCTTCTTCTTGGATGATTTCTTCTTCGGTGGTTTCCTCTGCTTCAGCTACAACCTCTTCTTCAGCAGTCTCTTCTTCAGATACTACTTCTTCAGCGGTTTCTTCTTCAGCTTCAGCCACGACTTCTTGATCCTCATCTACTTCTACTTCTTCAGCAGGAGCAGCCTTGGCGTTTACTACATCCTTAACTTGCTTAAGGGTAGCGCCAGGAGTTGCGAGTCTGTTAGAGTCGTCGTCTGGTCTGGAGTTCTCAGGAGTTGGACCCCCAAGATCTTCGTAAGGAACACCACTAGCCTGCATTGGTTCAGCGGGAGCAGCTCCTTTAGTTACTGCGTTTTCCATTTCCTGTAAGTTGCTATCAGCGGACATTTGTATCGATTAATTTGGTATAATCTATATTTATTTATAAATCAAAGATTTGATAAGAAATCGTTAAATAACTGGATCTTATGTTCATCAAGGGTTTTTTGGTCAACAAGAGTATTAATTCTCTTCTGAGTCTTTTCTGCGAGTTGTTCACGAAGAATTCCACCTTCCCAAACCCACTCTTTTCCTTCCATAATTCCTGAGACAAAAGCATCAGGTGCAGAAGGATCGGCAACGATATCAGCAGCAGTCGCTAACATGAAATCTTCACCAACAACTTTATGACCTTCATTTGTCATACGTAGTGAACCTACACCACGAGAAGAAACGCCAAGCATTACTCCTTCACCAATCAAAGATTGTGCAATTTTACCCATAGGGGTATCAAGAAGTTGTGCTTTACCTCTAAAATTATTACCTTCTTGAGTCAGTGAAGTAATTTTGTGGGAAACACGATCAAGGTTTACGGTAGGACCATCAGGATGTCCCAGTTCACCTAGAGCACGACCTTTTTTAACGAAACTTTCGTTATAACGATTTACTTCATTAGAAAGGGTCCTAATAGGATACATTCTTCCATTACGATTTTTAATTTCGCCTTGGAGGAATACACCCTCAATGCACATTCTTTTCTTAGCACCTTTACCTTCGGTGATGATTTGAATGTCCGAAATTTCTTCTGTGATGAGTTTCATTTTTTTATGCGGTAAATCCTACTTTTGAACCTAATACTCCAGCATTTGCAGCAAATACACACTGAGTAGGGTTTTTTTCTAGATATTCAACTGAACCTG